TCTTCTTTGGATCTCTGTGATCTCGGCTTGAGTATGCTCATTTAAACTAATTTCTTTTTTATAGCGAAGATCCAGGAGAGCCAATTCTCTAGCTGTTTGGTCTTCAATCTGTTGAGCGTCAAACTCCATTGTTGAGTAGATAAAGTTTGAGCGCTGTTGAGCCATTGCTCTTTCATCTGCAAAGCGCTTCTCTTGTTCACTTTGTTGGATACGAGTCTTTTCATTCTCAAAGCGCTGAGTTGCAATCAAGATCTTGTTTTGATTCTCACCAGCCAAAGCAAGCTCATCATTGTAGCGCTCTCTTGCAATATCTAAAGCGCTTGCACCTTGAAGCTTCATTGATTCAAGCTCAAGGCTTCTAAGGTTCTTAAGCTCCGATTGTAGCTGTCGAGCTTTGGCCAATTCCATAGTCGCTTCTCTTGCTCGGTCGGCTTGGCGCTTTTGTCTGCGCTTCTCAGCTTCGGCTCTCCGCTTATCAGCAAAGCTCTTTTCAATAGCTGTGATCTCTGCTTGAAGTCTGGCACGTTCTCCGGCTTCAGCCTTTGCTCTAGTCTCAGCGCTTATGTCCTCAATGGCTTTAAGCTCTCTGACTTTTTGTTGGCTACCAATACGAGCAATCTTGATTTGAGCGTCAATGCTGTCTTTGGTCGCTTGAAGCTCGTTGACTCTAGCTTCATTCAAGATCTTTGCTTCTTGTTCAGCTAGCTTCTTTCTAAACTCAGGAGACTCTTTAAGTTTGTCTTCCCTCATTTCTGTGAGCTTGGCGCGCTCCTTAGCTCCCTTGATTGCTAAATTGTCAGCTTTTTGAGTAATAGGACTCAGCCTTGCTTCAAGTTTTGAGACTCCATAACGTTTAGCAGCTATCATTGATTCATAGTATAGTTTTTGAATATAATATAGCTTCTCAGACTTGGTCTTCTTTTCAATCTCTTTGATTGCATCTTGCTGAAGCGCTATCTCTGCTCTTAACTCTGAACCCTTTTCATTTAAGAGTTGGCCTTCCTCTGTTAATGCTTGCGCTCGTTGGCTTTGGATTCTGAAAGCTTCAATATCTGCTTTATTGAGCTTCACTTGAGCATCACTAAGCTCTTCAATGATCGAAGTCAATTCGCTGGCGCTTGCTCTATAAGCTTCAATCTTTAGACTCGCGCCACTGACTTCGCTTGAGTATTCTTTAAAAGCGTTCACTAGTTCCATAACAGCAACAACAGCTATTCCGATAGGACCAATCAACGCTGTAAAGCTAGCGCCACCACCTTTGGCAGCTGAAGCAAGCTCTCCAAAGCCATCAACAACACCACTAAGAGATTCACCAACTCCGCCTAAAGCTTTATTAGCTTCACCGCCCAAAGTTGAGACAGCTTTGCCAACACTGCTGAATGATTCCCCAACAGCTTTTGAACCTTCTTCAAGTTTATCAAAGCCTTTTTCCGCTTGTTCAGCGTTTAAGACAACATCAATTTCCACTTGATTATTTGCCATTTTGAGCTTCTTTCATCATGCGTTCTTGTGATCTATAATGCGCTTCTTCTGTGTTTGAGTGTAGCACGTCAACAGCTTCAAGTAGAGCGCAAGTTGGATTTGGATATGTATGTGTTATCTCAGCAAGTCCAGCTCTGTGTCTATGATAAGCTTGAATAATTGAAGCAAGCCTATTCGATGAAGCCACCGGACAAGATCGAATCTTTAAATCTGAATAGTTCTCACCACAATCGGGAGCTACTCGATAACCTGGCAAGTAAGGCCCTTCTTCATCTGTCTGAAGCATAGGCAAGCCTTTTTTAAAAGCTCCACCACAGTTTCCACGAAGCTTTCTCAATCCTTGCTTGGCTTGGCATTGTTCACAAGACCAAGCGCGCCCCTTCGAATGACTAAGCCAAACCGAAGAGGCGAGGGCTATTTTCCCTCAATGCCTAACAAGCTTATTCTTTGAATATGTGCGACAAGCTCAGAGATTGCCTTGATTCTTGCTGACTCTGGTCTAATCAGTTGAACCTTGTCAATGCTCGCTTCCTCATTGTCAATGTGAGTCAATGAAGAAATGATCATCTCATAATAAACTCGGTTCAAGTAGGCTTCATAATTGGCCATCGCTTCACGCTCTTCATCTGTTAGACCATGATGCCAAACAGCCCTTGCCTTTGACTCGCTTGGCGCTTCTACCCAAAGCATTCGCCCTAACTCGCTTCGAGTATAAGCGCCAGCTCTGACTTCAGCTTCTTCGCGCTCACTTGGTGACAATGCTTTGATCGTGAATCGAGTTGCATCATCACTTACAGACTCCAAGTCATTCAAGTCACCGCTTGAGATATACTTGGCTTTTTGTTCGTCTGTTCCCTTAACTTCTGAATCGCTAGTGATAACGATCTCAAGTGTCTGATCTGCGCTAGTCAAGAAGCTTAAAGCCATTTTAGTCACCAATTCCTAAACCAAGTCTGAATGGAGAGTTCCCTGCATTTGCTTCATAAGCAGTTGTTGAGAAGTCACCTGCATATCGAGATTGAACATAATTAAGTTGTTGTCTCACAATGTCATTTCCTGAAACATCATAAACCGATGGATCACTTGTGAGCATTGCAGCAGGAAGCATAATTGCACAACCTTGTCCGGTTCCTTGTGGGCCTGTACCAACTAAGACTTGGCGAACTGTTCTATTGAAGAAGTCATTTGCAATAGTTGTGTTCACTGTTGATAAAGTCAGAGATAGCTCAACTTGAACATCACTAATCTCCATGTCAGACATTGCTAAGATGCTGTTGCTGTGTCCCATAGGTGTCAAAGTGTTTGTATAGGTCAAGCTGAAGTCCTCACAATCAAGCGCTGTTCTTCCAAGCTTATCACCGCTTGTTGCGTTTGTGAGCGAGCTAGGAGCGCTTGAAGATACTACAACATAAGCACCCCTAAACAAAGGAGCCGCGCCTGTGTTGTAGCTAGGTTCAACCGGACCTGTAGCGCTTGAATGATCATCTGTAATATAAGCAGCTTGGAAGGTGAACTCAGCCATCAAGCGACCATTGTCAAGAGTGATGTTCAAGCTCTCCATCACACAACCATAAGCGTATGATAAGAAGTTGACGCCTTCAATCTTGAATGAAACAGAGCTTTCATAGTCGCCTGTTAATGTTCGGCTTGGAGTATACCAAGTTTGCAAGCCACGAATCGCAGTATAAGAGCTTGAAGATAAAGCTGGTGAGATCGTCACGTCACTGCTTGCATCTGCATTGTCTGTCATTGCTGAATATTCAGCGCGACCATTGATTGACGTACTGATCAAAGTTCCAATATCAGCAATGGCCGGAGCGCTTCCTGGTGTGTATGTGTTAGCGTCAACAGCTGTCACAGTATCGCTTGCTACACTTGGAATCTTTGTTTGAAAGCCTGCGCCTAATAGATACCCAAGATAGTTTGCTGTGTAATCATCTTCATCACTTCCAACAGTTGTCAAGTCAACGCGACAAACGATTGAACCGGTGCGTCTTCTTACTCGGCTTCCACCGCTCCAAACTGTGTCCGGTTCACTCGGTACATTATAAGAACCATCACGCGCGTCATTACGCTCTGAGACAATCGCTTCACCTGCAATCACAATCGGATCACGTTCACAAGGAATTGAGATATAAGTAAGGCCCGAAGATGATGGAAGGCCGGTTGATGCATCAAGTGAACCAAAGCTTGATTCAACTGCGATGCTTAGACTTCTGTGTGTCACTGCCATTTTAAGACTCCAAATAGAGAAGATCAAAAGGAAGAATCAAGAGATAAGCAAAGACTTCACCCCTATCATCAAGTATAGTTTCAAGTGTAGCTTGCAAAGGAATCAAGCTTATTATGCCTGTTGTTGCTAGTTGGTACTGTGGACCTTTTAGCTTGTCGATTAAATCAGCGACATCTTCATTGATTTGTCGAGTCAAGAAGCCTGAGTCATGAGGGATATCATATCTCACTCGGCATTGAATCCTTGACCGCTTTCGACCACTAAGACCGGCTTGTCCATCATCAATGGCAAGGCCTTCAATGGCAAGCTCAAAGTATCTTGTAGAGTTGGGCCTGTCCTCTAAGCTGGCAGTAAAACCACCACCGCGATTGATAGCAACAAAGCCATGATGAGAATCTGTTTTTGGGCTGATCGCTTCAATGGAGTTTTCCAAGTATTCAAGCGCTGAGAAGATGCCTTGACTCATTGCAGTTTTCTCCTTAGATCAAGCTCAACAGCTTTGACAATGACATCAACTTCTTGATCTGTCAGCCCTATGAACTCACGATCCATATTAACATCATAACCATAATCAGCGTGTTGAGTTAAGCCTATCTTGAAGCCATTGGCTGTGGCTTCCTTTACAACAAGGTTATTCATCATATTACCTGAAAGCACCAAATCAACTTCAGCGCTTTCACCGGCTTGACCTCGTTTTCTACTCTCATGTTTATATTGAGAATAGCCTTGTTGATAGTAGACACTCCGACCGGTTCGAGATAGCCGACCGCCTTTTGGCTTAAGCCTAGCACCACGTTTAAGAATATAAATTGGTCTTGTCGAGTATGCTTTGAAGCTTCGGCCATTAGCGTCAAGGCCCTTGCTTGTTCTAATCTTGATTGATGCAAGAGTATTAGAAGCAAGAACAAGACTATCTCGTTTAGTCCAAATTGCTTTGGGAAGATTTAAATCAATTCTTGCTTGCATCAGTGTTTCATTCCTCTCTTGGGAGTAAAGAATGAATCAGCAGCTGTCTTTGAGTACCAGCGCCAAGAAGCACGAAAGTCGGAAGCGCTTCCACCTTTTCTTGGGAGGACTTCCTCACCACTGTCAACAACTCCATCACCATCCAAATCAAGCGAGATAGTTGAGAGCGCTTTATCCATTAGTTCTTCACAGCGTGTTCTCATTGCTTGAGCAGCGTCAAGTTGGAGAGCTTGTTCATAAACTCTTGCGGATGCACAATAAGCATGAGCAAGCTTGAAGCTTTCCGGGTTGAATACTTCATCCTCCGTGATGTCGTCAGCTGATAAAGCGTTTCTAATGGTCAAGATAATCTCGTCTAGGCTTGCCTTGATTTGTGGCTCAAAGCTTGATTGTCGTCTTGGGACCATGTCCGCAAGATTGGCGAATGTGCTGACTAATTCATCATGATCAAGACCGGTGTCGAATGGTCTATTGGTGACCTTGATCAAGCCCTTCTCGCTTCGAGATTGGTTCTGACTTCCCATGTCTGCTGTATAGCTGACAGTATAAGGATAATATCCTGGAGTGTCTGTGACTTGTGCTGTGGTCACTGTTCCATAATACATAGCGAATTGGAGACTTGCGCTTGTGCTTAGGTCGATCTCTCTTGGTAAAGGCTCGGCTAAGATTGCTGTGGTGTCTACGATTCGAGTGACCTTGACAGCGAAGTGAGAATCACCATTGGTGATGATGAAAGCTTTGACTTGATCAGCCTGCAAAGCTGTTGCGCTTGCGCTCAGTGTCAATGTTCGTCTGTCATTAGCTAGCGCTGTGATTGATAAGTCTGACCGGCTTTGAGTAAGTGTGATGCTGACATCAGCATCAGCGCCAAAGACTTCAAGAGTGACATCACCTGTGATTGGTGTTGGTGCGTTCCATTCGAAAAGCAAATTGTCGTTTGTTGCTACCTTGATCATGATCACCTCTTTGCTTTTGCGTTTGCTTTGGATATGTCGCTGGAACTTGCTTTGGTTAAGTTGGCCGCTTCAATGAAGCCCTCACTGACAGGACTCCAACTGTGTCGGCAGTTATATCCGCCACCACTAATAAGAACGGACATCCCTTGACCATTGTTGAGTCTGTTCATCTGTTGTTTAGATACAACAAGATTGATCAGCTGTCGACAGAATGGCCTTGTAATTCCATCCTTCGGGCCTGTGTATAAATAGTAATCCAAGCCGGCTTCCTCTGCAATCGAAGCTGTCACAGAGCGACCATAGGCGCTAATCTGTGTTTTGACTTCGGTGAGTTGTCGACCAATGGAGTTTTCTAGTTTAATCTGTAGATTGCTTGCAATGACCGAAGCTGGAACTTCAAGCATGACATCGCGCAAGCTTTCAGTGATGCTTTTCTTCACAGGTGGAAGAATGACATCCTCAAATACTGTCTTGGCAGTGATGGATTGAATAGCGTCTAAATCAGAAGCTATTGCTGAGAAGTTCATGTCTTCTTTAATTGCCAAGATTGCTTTTTGAACAGCCTGTCTTATTAAGTCAGTTTGTTCAACGAACTCATCAACAGCAAGCCCAAGTCCACTTTGCAGGATAAACTCCAACAACTGTTGGTCAGTATATCCAAGTATGCTTTGAACTTTAGCTGTGTTGATTGCTGCTTCTATTGTTTTAGTTAAATCAATAGCAGAGTTTTGAAGGGCCTTAGCAAAGGCTTGTTCAGCTTTTACTTCAGCCTTCAGTTGATCGCGTCTTGCTCTTATCAATGTAGCCATCTGACCGGACTCGGCTTGCGCTTGCCTAGTCAAGTCTTCAATCGCTTCTTTGTCAGCATCTTTTTCAGCTAACAAGTTTGGAATTGGATGGCCACAAGAACAAATCATAAATCACCGGTTATCTTATAGACAATCAGTGATGATACGACCAAGAGTAGAATCAACAGCGTGGAAGGTGTTGACCTCTTCACCCCAAACATAACGACGAGTTTTGTCTAGGCTGTCATACTGACCGCTAACCATATCGTTATAAGCAAGGTTAAGAGCAGCCACAGGCATACCCTTCACATTACCGCTCTTTTGAACGATAGCATCAGAACCGCGAAGAATACCCATGAACAAGCTGTCACCGGTCCAAATGTAAGACTCTGAGCTAGTAGCACCAGGAATAGCAGTGTCTTGACGAGCTTGACCAACATGGATGTTTGGAATGCCAAGAACATCACGAAGAACAGCAATCACAGCTTCATCATTTAAGATGCGCTCTCCGGCTGCGATACCATTGGCGCTAGTTCCAACATAACCGCGAACTTCAGGATTGCGCGCTAGCTCGCGGAATAATTGACGACCAAAGATCAAGGTGTCTGGATTGATACCATGAGCAGCTTCAAAGACAGTGTCCTTCAACTCGTGAAGATAGCTAAGAGCTTCCGCACCAACAGCGTTGAACTTACCGCCAAACTCGTTGGTAGCGCTGTCGTTGTTAAAGTTAGCAGTACCAAAAAGAAGATCAGCCGCGCGCTTCTCACGAGCAAGCTTCATGACACGAGCAACTTTCTTTGCAATGCGAGCTTCTTCACTGCCGGGATATTGGCTGTCGAAGATGTCTTCCATCGCGATTGAATCGCTTGCGCTGTAGATCTTAGCCTTGAAGGTTTGGCTGGTACGGTCGAAACCACCGATTGAAGTACGACTTGAACCGGGAGCGCGCTCAATGTCAAGACCTGCGCCTGCGCCCATGAAGTTTCGAGTGTTCTCAACTAATAGAGTACCTGAGCGCTCAGGAACTTTGATAGTCTCAAGAACCTTGTCAGCAATCAGTTGATTATCACTAGGTACAACTTCTTGAACAAGGCTTGTTAAGATCTGATCAACAGGATGTAAATTTGAATATGATGAAGCCATGATTTAACTCCTTAAGGAAGTAGATTGTTAGGACCGGTGAACTTAATCAAGATCTGATCGTCAGCGCTTGAAGAAGCTTGGTTCACGTTTGGAAGGATTTGACCGATGGCATAATTTCCACTAGTAGCATGAGCTAGAACAGTTCCACCGGTGGCGGCCATAACAAGTGAAACAGTGTTT